ACCCGACCCCATCCCAGCGACCTTATTCAAGGTGCGGACTTTCCCGTTAGGGAGTTTGGTCCGCTTCGAACGCTGTTCTAACGAAAATCTCATGAAAGGAGAATCAGAAAAAATCTTCTTCATCAACCTGTAGGAGACCCTATCAGACCCAGACTTCAAGTCGAGAGTGGAGTAAAGGCTTGGCCTCTTTGAGGACTCGCAAGCCAGACGCCTATTAAGCGCCTGATCACGGAAATTGATTCGTTGATTAGTGACTCTCTCTAATGATGAAGAAAGCCAATCAAAAAACCCCATCTGGAACTTTAGTAAGTGAAAAGGCTCCCGTACAATTGTACGTGGGCCGCGTGAGTCCTTAGGGACAAACAGTAGTTCACTCACATTAGAAGTATCCAGATCTAGCTTAACGAGCGAATTCTTGGGAGCGGAAGGATAAGGCTTAAAGAAGCCTTTCAAGCCCTCAAACTGCCGGAGGTATGACCATGACGAATCATGGCCAACCTTCCAAGCATAGTAAGGGATCCGCATCCTATTGTGTCCAGCAAAAGTGCCAGGACCACAACGAGGCCGATTCTCCTTGACGAATGAGTCAAGGGTATAGGACGAAATGTCCTTATAATAGGTCTCAAAATTCCTCTTGAGGAGTGCAATAGGTGCACGGTCAGCTAGTACAGCTAAATCGTCATCAATATCCTCAAATTCTTGAAGCGACTTATCCAGAGTGTCTTCCTTAAAAGGAAGAGCAAGCTTGTAAAAATATTCACAAAGCTGCCTTAGTCTCCACAAAGAAAGTGGATCAGCTTCTGGACGCACACAACCATTACGATCAAAGATGCCATCAAGCAAACTTCGAAAATAACGGAGGGAGCGGCCTTTCCATGCAAAAGCCGTTGGCCGTACAAAGCTACCTATTTCTAGGGATGCTAGTACTGCCTTCGACAATTGAGGAAGGGTGATAGTCAGAAATTGTACACCTTCGGTTTTAAGCCGTTGGAGACAATACTGAGTAGACGAGTAATCGAGATCAACATCATATGCTAACCTGCGAAATACTTCGATATAGTCTAAAATTACTGTCATGGCTGGGTAATCCCTTAGAAAACAGGGATGACTAGCACGGGCAGCGTTTAGGACTTGCCTTGAAACAGTTGCGAGATCGTTGTTGGAGTAAGAAACTCCGATAGATCTATAGCGAGAGAATCAATCTCTGCGGCAGTAAAGCCGCCAACTGCGGGTGATATAACTTGAACGATAACTGAGCACTGCCGCCTTTCGGTGGTTGAGCCCACAGTCACGTCCTTACCCATATAACGACCTACAGAAAAGACGCGTGGCGCCCCTTGTTTGGGG